TCTAATTTTGATTTTAATTATTCTATTTCTTTTTGTCTTAGGATTTTCCGGTCATAGTAGATGTGATAGCCATCAATATAAAATTGTCGGTTCTGCTCGTCTATGGCTTTCCAGTCTGTTTTGTAACAGGCGAAAATGAACAGGGCGAAACTGACAACCGGGATAAGGATGAATACTGCTATCATCTTTTGCGTCCCCTGCTTTGTTTGGGTTTGTCCGTCTGCTCCTGCTTCTCCTTTTTATCCTGCTTGGTCTTTTGTTTTTCAGTGGGCTCGTCCTGACCCTTTTTCAAGGGTTCTTTCACTTTCTTGGTGGCTTCGTTGGTCTTGCCCTCCGAATTGACCGCTACCTGCGTGCGGTTCTTGCTTGCCGGAGTAATTTCTTTTATGGCGGAACGGTCAAAACTGGGGTTGTCACTGTAAAAGCCTAACTTCTTCTTATCATGGTTCACCTGAATATAAGCATCGTATTCGACCCCCCCGCTTGTCTTTCAGCCCGGCAACAAAGATGGTCTTGTCATTGACTAAATCCTGCTGTTGCTGACGGGATAGCTCTATTCCTGAAATGCTCTTGGGTATGGTTACACCGTCACTGGTGACAAGGCTGTTCTGCTGCGTCTGTTTCTGCCCTTGCTCCTGTGACTGTTTGGCATTGGGATAGATAAATTCCAGACTTTTCTTGTCGGCATTGACCTGAACGGTTGCAGAAAAGGGTTTTTTACGGTTGGAAATCATATTTTCAAGGAATACCCCTTTTCCCTCCCGTAAGGCTTGCTGCTGTTCCTTACTAAGTTTGACACCCTTTATTTCATCCGGTATTTGGACGCTGCTTGCACGCATGGAAACCAGTTCGTTTGTTACCTTATCCACGCTGACGAAAGAGGGTATCATTTCTCCCGTGATATAGTTTTTCAGGTTTACTATGCGTCCCATGTTTCCCGTTTCAAGAAGATTGGCTTTATCCTCTTTGGAAAATTCATGTCCGAAGAACGGGCGTTCAAGTTCCGGCTTTTGTCGGATGCCGTGTATCGCCAAAACTACATTCCCGTCTTTGTCGTGCCGGAAAGATAAACGTGCATCCAGTTTCATAATGGCTGAATTGTAGTTTCCGGCAATGGTGAACGCTCCGGGCGACTTATACCCCCTTAACATGGGTTCTAAAGCCTTTGCCTTTTCAAGCTGTTCTTTGGATAGTCCGAAGTTTTTCAGGGCTTCCCAATCCACCTTGTCGGGGTCGATGTAATATTTGCTTTTGTCGGGTTGCTGCGGTGCTTGTGCCGTTGCTCCCGCTTCTTTGGCTGGCTGCTGCTCTTTCTTGGCTTCCTGCTTTACGGTTTCAGGAGTCACCCGGTAACGCTCTATGCCCGCTTCATTTTCAGGTGTAGGGTTGTTGAAGTTCTCCCTGATTATCGGCTCAATTTTGGGAAGTTCCAACTTCGGGATTTTGAAGAAGTTGAAGCGGGTCGGGTTCTTCAACTGGTTCATCATGTTGGAAAAGAAGTTGGAAAAAAAATCGCCGTGACGGTCGAATTTCAGTAGTTCGCTGTTGTTCTCCGGCGGTACGGTTTGAAGTTCCCCGTTTTCATCCACGCCTTTTACTGCGCTGATTGTCTTTTTCTCCTTATCCAGTACAAGAAGAATATCCATCATCTGTTCGTCAGTGGTAGACTGGTTGGCTGTGTTTACATCCATAATGTTTTGAATTTTAGTGAGTAAATAAAATTTTCGGAAGTAAAAGTACGGATGAAATAGAGTATATTTAAGGATTTGGGAACGGGTGGCTTCATTAGTCCTCGTTTGGCTTCATTTGTCTTCACTGAATGAAGAAAGGTCGGAAAGGACAGTTTCGTTGTTTTTAAGGGGCTTTTTATTACTTTTTTGTAGCAAATTTACTTTGTAATATTTGTCTAAATCAAATATAATCATGATATTTGCAAAAAACATCAATAATCAAACTAATGACGCAAATAAATAGACTAAAGGTAGTGCTTGTAGAACAGAGCCGAACAGGGAAATGGTTAGCAGAAACATTAGGCAAGAATGAAGCAACTATTTCTCGATGGTGTACTAATGAATCACAACCATCACTTGAAATGTTAGTGGAAATTGCCAAAGTCCTAAATATAGATGTTAAGGATTTGCTTTTTTCAACAAAAAGACAATAAAAAAGTCAAAATTACAAGAATGAATAAATGGCTTAAAAATAATGTACTACCCATGGGATGGGTTAAAATTTCTCTTAGAGATATTTTAACATTAGAGTATGGAAAAAGTCTAATTGCGTTAGATAGAGAAAATGGATTTTATAAAGTTTGGGGTTCTAATGGCATTGTTGGTACTCATAACAATTTTTTAGTTGAAGGTCCTGTAATTATTGTTGGTAGAAAAGGCTCAGTTGGAACAGTAAATTACTCTGCAGAGAATTGTTGGCCAATTGATACAACGTATTATATAAACTCAATCAAATCTCTTTCTCCTCAATTTGTATTCTACCTACTCCAACATTTAAATTTACCAGGTTTAGATAAATCAACAACTATACCAGGCCTTAACCGGGAAAGTGTATATTCCCAGAATATATTACTACCACCATTAAACGAACAATATCGGATAGTTGAAAAAATAGAAGAATTATTCAGTGAAATAGAAAATGTCGAAACAAATATATATGATATAAAACAACGTCTTGATTTCTATTGGCAAACTATATTACACTATGCTTTTTGTGGCCACTTATCACACGAGTGGCAAGTTGGAGAAATAGTAAATAATAACTCTGAATCCTTTAATTCAATTTATGAAATACCACCAACGTGGAAATGGGTGGAGTTAGATACATATGCTAATTTTATTGGTGCAGGTTCAACTCCGAAAGGAGGCAGAAGCATTTATATTCACAGTGGAATTCCATTCATTCGCAGTCAAAATGTTTTACATTATTCTTTAAACTTAGATGATGTCGTTTATATCACTGATGAAATAAATGAAAAAATGTCACGGACACAAACTCAAATAAATGATGTTTTGCTCAATATTACAGGTGCTTCAATTGGTCGATGTACTTATATCCCAGACAGTCTTGAACAAGCAAATGTAAATCAGCATGTTTGCATTATACGGACAAAGCCTAATCTTTTGTACAAATATTTATCTCTGTATCTTAATTCACCTGCGATTCAACATTTAATCAAAAAATGGAGTTACCCGTGAAGCATTAACCATTAGTCAAATTAAGAGTATTCCTCTTCCAGTGTGTTCGTTGGAAGAACAAGAATTTATTGTTTCGGAATTAGAATCTCAACATACTATTTTAGAGCATATCAAAAAAACGTTAGAAAAGAAAATTGACCAAATTCAGATGTTAAAACAATCAGTTTTAAATAAAGCATTTACAGGTAGGCTTGTGTCTCAAAATTCAAATGATGAATCTGCATTTGAACTATTAAAGAAAATCAAAGCGGAACGGCTTGAATTTGCAGAAAGCAAACCAAAAGAGAAGAAAGTAAAAAAAAATAAAGAAAAAATGGAACGAACAAAGTCAGTTCTTGAACTATTGAAAGAAGCTCAAAAGCCTGTCCCTGCAAAAGAGCTTTGGCAACAGTCTAAACATTGGGAAAGTATTGATGATTTTTATACAGAACTAAAATCAATAAGCGATTCTCTTGAGCAAATCAAGTCAAAAACAGAAATTTTATTGTCGTTGAAAAAATGAGAATACATAAAGTTTACATAGAAAAATTCAAGAATCTCCAACAGTTTGAGATAAGTCTGAACTCAAATGAGATGAATACTGTCTTATTAGGACAAAATGCGACTGGTAAATCTAACTTTATTGAAGCACTTGTTCTTATTTTTAAGTATCTTGATTTAGAGAAAGAGCCACCCAAAGAGATAAATTTAAAATATGAGATCGAATACGAATGTCGAGGTAAAAAAATATTTGTGGACTATTTAAATGGAAAATATGGTTTTAATATTGGTAGCCGGCATGTCATTGATGGAGAAGAAGTTTGGCTTACAGAAACAAAAGGTTTATCCAAAACAGAATTTTTCCGCAAAAAGAATGAATATTTGCCTAAATATGTATTCACTTACTATTCGGGAATTAGCAATCGTTTAAAAGATCATTTTGATGAGCATCAAAAAAAATTTTATGATAAAATTATTGATGTCGATACGACAAAAGATAATGTTGACGAATTACGCCGTTTATTTTATGTTCAGTTAGTTCATTCGTATTTTGTACTTATGGCTTTCTTCACATATGAAACAAATGAAACCAAACAATTTCTTCAAAAGTACTTATTTATTGAAGATTTGGAATCTATCTTATTTAAGTTCCAACGGCCATATTTTGCTGCTAATAAGAGATTTCAAAATTTATTTATGTGGGGAGCAAAAGGTTTGGTTCGAGAGTTTCTAGACAAACTATGGGAATTGTCATTAGCACCGATTGATATTGAGGAACCATATAAAGAATCGTTCCGCGATAAAGGGAATAAAAAGAGAGAATTCCTTTACTTATTCATCCAAGATAAAGATAAGCTACAAACACTCGCAAAGTTTTATCGAGGTGGAAATACAGAGTTATTTAAAGCATTAGAAAGCACATATATATCTGATTTAATCTATGAAGTTAAGGTTCGCATAAAAAAGCGAAATGTAGATGGTAATATTACATTTAAGGAATTAAGCGAAGGTGAACAACAACTTCTAACAGTATTAGGTTTATTAAGATTCACAAGAGACGAAGAAACCCTTATTTTATTAGATGAACCTGATACACATCTTAATCCACTTTGGAAATGGGAATATTTGGATTTATTGAAAGCAGTGGTAAAAAAAGATACTAATACAGATAATGAAGATGATACTACCCAAGTGATTTTGAACACTCATGACCCCTTAGTTATTGGGAGCATGGACAAAAATCAAGTGCGCATATTCAAAAGGGATTCTGAAACTGGTAAAATTACAGCTGAACAACCCGACATTAGTCCTAAAGGTCTTGGTGTAGCAGGTATTTTGACAAGTGAATTATTTGGATTGCCAACTATTTTAGATAAAGAAACTCAAGAAAAATTAAACAGGAAGCGTTTTTTACAAGGGAAATTGATTCGTAACGACATAACAGAAAAAGAGATCAAAGAATATAATATTCTCCGTAAAGAAATGGAAGAACTTGGTTATTATGAACAGATAGAAGATGCAATGTTCAGAGACTATATTGCTGAAATGTCTAAATTTGAAATTTTTCAAAAAGTTGAATTCACAGACGATGAACAAAAATTTCTTCAACAAGAAAGCAAAAGGGTTATTGAGCAAATCTTAAAAAAGAACAATAAAATATGAGATTTATTCCTATAGACAATTTGCCAGCTGAATATGATAATATCAATGGTGTTGGTAGTTTTGCATTATGGTTGGCAGAAGCAGAATCTCATCTAAATAATATTAGAAATTTAGCGCCTGCAGAAAGAGGAGCATATTGGTCTAAACATTCCATTTGGACAAAGTTATATTCTACGTTATCTGCAATGTCAGGTAATAAGTGTTGGTATTCTGAAGCTCCAGAAAATTCAGGAGAGTGGGAAATAGATCATTTTAGACCTAAAGCTCAGTCCAAGCAAGAAAATAAAATTATTATTAGAGATGATGGTTATTGGTGGTTATCTTACCATTGGAAGAATTTTAGATTGGCAGGTTCTTTAGTGAACAAATTGCGTAAAGATAGATTTACGAATAATAATGAAGTGTTTGGTAAAGGAAATTTTTTCCCTTTAGAAAATGGTTCTCCTATTGCGCAAATAGGTGATTTGTATTGTACTTGTGAACGGCCTATGTTGCTTGATCCAACAAAAGTAAGAGATTGTTCCTTGTTAACTTTTGATGAAAGTGGAGAATCATTCCCACGTTATTCGTTAGGAGAAGATTTTATAAAGCATGAAAGAGCAAAAATATCTATCAATTATTATGTGCTTAATCATACACCGATCAAAAGAGGAAGAGCTATGATTTGGCAAAAGTGCGAACGATTAATCGATGAAACAAATAATTTTTTATCTGTATATATTAACCAACCTCAAGACATGGAATCGAAGATAAGTTCTTGTTATTCAGCATTGGTCGAACTCACAGATAAAAATGCACCTTATTCAATGGTTGCAAGAAATTTTTTAACAATAAAGGCTAAACAATATGGTTGGCTGGAAGAAATAATTACAGTAATGGGATAAGATTATATATGGAAACAAATCAATTAGTAGATAAAATATGGAGATTTTGTGATACTCTTCGTGATGATGGTGTTACTTATGGTGATTATTTGGAACAAATAACATATCTTTTGTTCCTTAAAATGGCAGATGAATATTCATCCGGCAAAGAATCAAAAAATTACAATATCCCCAAAGGTTGTGAATGGAGTATATTAAAGAAATATGATGTTAGTGTAATCTCATATGAGTACCAAAATATATTAGATGCTCTTGCGAATACAGGAGGCATGATAAAAAAGATTTTCACCAATGCTCAAAATAAAATCAGTGATGCAAAAAAATTAAAGAAGCTGATTGAATTTATTGATGAGGAATCTTGGGTATCAGAATCGACAGATGTAAAAGGAGATATATACGAAGCATTACTTCAAAAAAATGCAGAAAATAGTGGTGCGGGACAATATTTTACTCCACGTTCTGTAATCAAGACAATGGTAGAATGTGTCTGTCCTCGATTAGATCAAACTATAGCTGACCCTTCTTGCGGAACCGGTGGTTTTTTCTTAGGTGCATTAGAATATATACATAAAACGAATAAAAATATATCATTAAAAGATGCAGATAATTTAAAATTTCGCACTTTTCATGGATGGGAGATTGTGGATGAAACAGCTCGTTTATGTTTGATGAATTTGTTCTTACATGGAATAGGAGATTTGATTAATACTCCAGAAATAGAGGTTGTAGATAGTCTGAAAGAAGAACCTCAAAAAAAATTCAATATTGTGTTAGCCAATCCACCATTCGGCAAAAGTAGTAGTGACATTCCCACTAATGACATAAAAAAAACAGAAAAAGATAGTCATTATTATTATCGAAGTGATTTTTGGACAACAACAAGTAATAAGCAGTTAAGTTTTCTGCAACACATTGTATCTATGCTGGATAATAATGGGATAGCAGCTGTTGTATTGCCTGATAATGTTCTGTTTGAAGGTGGTGCTGGAGAAGTTATAAGGAAAGAATTATTGGAAAAAGTGAATTTACATACAATTCTTCGGTTACCTACAGGTATTTTTTATGCAAATGGAGTAAAGGCGAATGTTTTATTCTTTCAAAAAGGCTCTAAAACGCAAGAAATATGGTACTACGATTACCGGACAAATGTAAATCGAACACTAAAGAAAAAGCCATTAAGATTTGAAGATTTGGAAGAATTTATTTCACTTTATCTTGCATCTAATAGAAAAGAAACGTGGAGTGAATATAACCCTGATGGCCGTTGGAGGAAATTTTCAGTTAATGAAATAATTTCACGAGAAAAAATAAATTTGGATATATTTTGGCTCAAGGATGAAAACTATATTGATTTAAATAATTTACCTGAACCTGAAGAAATAATTGATAAAATCTATCAAGATCTGGAAAGTGTGTTGCGAAGTATCCAAACTATTAAAGATAGCTTATTAGAAAGAACAGACTAAAATCAGAGGTTGTCTACAGAATATATTTAAGACAGTACCGTTCTGCTTAGTCCAGATAAACTTCTAATCTAAAACTAACTACCCTCATCTGCAATAAAAATAGCCCTATCATTACCTCAAAATGGAGTTTGATAGGACTATTTTATGTTTATCTCTTACAATCCTTAATTTTCTGGGTACTTAGTTTAGTTTTGACACACCTTTTAAATAACAAAAACGAGATCAGTAATGAATCTTGTTAAGAATAATATTTTTCTCCGTTTATTATTCCTCACCGTCTTTAATCAAATGGCATAAATCCGGGGTATGTTTTATCCGTTCCATTTCGTCCGTGACAATCTGCTGGACTTCCTGCTTGACCCGGTTGTAATTTGCCTGTATTTCTTCCTGCATCCGGTCGTTCCCGTCCCCGTCCCTGAAATCTATAATTTGGGGCAGCTTCTTATATTGGGCTGTTTCCCGCTTCACTTTCTCGTTATCCACTACAATTTCCGCATGGAATATCTTCTGCTCGATACGTTCATCGAAGTTGTCGCTGACTGCACCCACGAACATACCCTGCGTTAAGTTGGAAATTTTGCTGGGTGGTATCAGGCTATCCATCTGCGTACTGATAGAGGTTAATTTGTCGTTCCGGTTGATAGTCATGCTTTGCCGTTTTTGAAGAACCTTTCCGAAACGGTCAGAAAGCGTTTTTGCCGTTTCGGAAACCACCTGACCGGAAAAAATATTACCAACTGTATTTTCGATTACTTTGCTTTCCTTGTCCCCATAATCCCGGCGTAACTGGCTGAAATCCTGAAAGCCCAAACAGACCGCCACCTTGTTGCTTCGTGCCGTTGCTATCAGGTTATCCAGTCCCCGAAAATAGATGGTCGGCAGTTCGTCAATGATTACGGAACTTTTGAGTTGGTGCTTCTTGTTTATCAGCTTTACGATACGGGAATTATACAAACCCAAAGCACAGGAATAGATATTTTGGCGGTCGGGATTGTTGCCTACTACCAAAATTTTAGGTTCTTCCGGATTGTTTATATCCAGTGAAAAATCGTCCCCTGTCATTACCCAATATAAAGCCGGGCTTATCATACGTGAAAGCGGAATTTTAGCACTTGCAAGTTGCCCTTGAAGCTGGTCTTGCGCATTGGATTCCCATGCGTCCATGAACGGTGAAAGGTAGTTTTCCAGTTCGGGATAACTGGTTAAAATTGTAAACGTATCGGCATATTTCTTGTTCAGAAATTCAATGGCGTGCGGGAATGTACAATACTTTCCACCCTGATAGATTTTCAAAAACCAAATGATAGAAGCGAGCAGGATAATCGGGCTTTCCACAAAGAAATCTCCCTGCTTGGTTATCCAACTGCGGTTAAGGTTTAACATGATGGTATAACTGGCTTCGTATGCGTCCGATATGTCCGTCATAAATGCCGGATTTATCGGGTTGCATCGGTGACTTTTACGTGGGTCGTCAAAGTTAATCATGTAGAATTTAGGTTTTACCTTATACCCGTCTAAATGGTTGATTAGGTGATTGTAAGCTATCTCCGAAAGGTCAGGAAATTTGTAGTCATAAATATAAACAGCAAAGCCTTTTTCGATTTGCTGTTTGATGTAGTTATTGACTATCGCATACGACTTTCCCGAACCGGGCGTACCTAATACCATGCTTGCCCTGAACGGGTTTACAACGTTTATCCAGCCATCGTTCCACTTCTTTTTATAGTAGAACCGTGTTGGCAGATTGATGGAATACTCGTTTTCTATCAGGCGTGTTTCCTGTGCGAAACTTTCATTCTCGGTATTAAACACATCATCCATCAGGTTATTTTTCAACAGGCGGGAAATCCATACTCCGGCAGCCAATAATGAAAGATACCCGGCTGTCATGGTAAAGATATACAATGCCGTGTTTGCCGCCAGTGGCAACGGCAGAACCAATAACCACCAGTTCAGGAAAAACAGGATAAAACCGATTGTCAGGAACATATAAATCTTGTTCCATGTGATTTTTTCCTCTTTCACTCCCTTTGTACCCAAACAGGAAAGCGCAAGGAATACCACTGAAAAAAGTTTGGTGTACAGGATATTGGAGAACAGCCCGGCGGTACGCTGGAAGTTCAGCAGGATTTTATCGACTACCCCGATATTGATACCCCACTGCCGGAACGACTGGTAACAAAACCAGTAAATGTTTATCACTACAAATAAAATACTGATTGCCCGCATAAAGTCCATGCAAAAACACATAAAGATGGTAGTAATTATTCTTACCTTTGCATCAAACAAATAAAAGTAAGAATATGAAAGCAGCAATTTATAGTAGAGTATCTACAGATCAACAAGATTACAGCAAGCAAACTGATGAACTGAAAGACTATGCCAAAAGAAACGGTATAGAAGTAGTCTATGTATTTGAAGAAAAAGAATCAGGCTTTAATAATGACAGACCAGAGTTTGAGAAATTAAGAAAGCTAACTAAGCAGGATATTGATATTATTCTGGTATGGGAAATAAGCAGACTTAGTAGACGTTCTGTATATCTACAGCAACAAATTGAAGATTTTACTAATAAAGGAATATGTATTTATGCACTTAGTAATAGTTTACGTACTATTAATGCAGATGGTACTATTAATGAAATGGCTAGAGTAGTACTAGCTGTTACTGCTACTATTGCAGAACAAGAAGCTGCAACTTTAAAGGCTAGGACACTATCTGGTAAAAGACATAAGGTATTAAAAGAAGGTCATAGTTATACACAAATTGCACCTTATGGTTATGATTACGATAAAGAAACCAAATTATTATCTATCAATGAAAAAGAAGCAACAGTAGTAAGACGTATATTCCAACTGTCAATAGATGGATATTCACTTATTAGAATAGCTACAGCACTAAATGTAGAAGGCATAAAAAACAAGAAAGGTAACAAATGGTATTTTGCAACCATTAGGGATATGCTTATCAATCCTGTTTATATGGGAAAAGCTAGATATGCACTAAAGAAAGCACCAGCCAAAGAGGGAAAGAAATATAGAAAGCCTCTGGAATTTGTAGAAGTAGATTCCCCTGCAATTGTTTCAGAAGAAACATACCAATTATCATTAGAGAGGATGCAAGGTAGAAAAAGCATAAGCAAAAGTTCTTATTCTGTAGAATATCCATTACTAAGGGGGCTAATAGTTTGTCCTGTATGTGGAAGAAGATATGTATATAAACGTGCCAGTAAGTTATATACTTGCAATAACAGGGATAATGACTGCAAAGCCAAAGGAGCTTCTGCACATAAATTGGAATCTATTGTTTGGGATATTATTAAAGTCTATTTTAAAGAGAATATGACTAATAATAAAGTTGAAGAACAAATAGAGCCATTACAGGCAGAAATTGATTCTTACAAACAGAAGATTCTTCTTTTAGATGGTCAATTATCTGAACTTACAGAAGAAGCCAGTAGAATATATGATGCAGCAATTGAAGCACAAAAGAGATTCCCCAATATGCCTAAATTATATGAGGATAAAATGAAGGAACTAGATTCTATTGATAAAGAAGCATCCAGATATAAAAAAGAAAAAGAATTAACAGATAAGAAAATCCGTTCTATAAGTAAGAAAATCAACCATATAAAAGAAGCAAGGGATATTAATTTAGACGATATTACAGATGAGTTGGAGAAATACAACATATTCCATCAATTTATTGATAATTTAGTGATCTGTGGGACAAAACACACTTCTTTTATCGTATTGACATTAACAACTGGTCAAATCCTCTATATTGGGCATTACTCCAAAAGATGTTCCAATTATTATATCTTATTCTATCCTAGTTCTGATATTTACTTTGATATTCAAACAAATAAAGGATATATCAACCATTTAAAAGAGAAGGCAACCATTAATTCAGATGGTTCCATTTACTTAGGTGATCTCACTGGAGAAGTTAAGGAATACAGTATTATAGATTTTGTAAATTATCTAGATATTGAGGAAAACAGAAGATACTACTAACAAAGAAAGTCCTGTTGGCATAATAAACTGGCAGGACTTTTTTGTCTTGTAAACTTTACCTATCTTTGCATCAACTTCTAAAGTTCAAGGAGTTGAACCTCTTAGAAGGGACATAGTTAATTAAGAGCGTTTGAAATATTATCCTTAATCTGGAATCTGGACAATTCTAAAACACAGGGATAATAGACAGTAATCGCTCACGCTGTGCTATATATCTACCTAGTGTAGCTTATATAACTGTATGGCGTGGGCTATTGTTTATTACTTGTGTTTGGGCAGTCCAGAGCCTCAGATTAAGTAATATTCAATAGTTCCCACGCTTTTTTATTTGTTAATCTTTCCAGAGGGGACAGGGAAAGTTATATTCTGTAAAAACATTATGAAGAAAATTTTACTTTTATTAATGGGATTATGTTTCTGTTGGAATATGAAATCTCAAATTACAACTTATGTAGAGGTAAAAAAAGGTGAAACATTATTGAACCTTTTATCTGATCGAGAGATAGAACAAACAGAAAAGATTGTAATCAGTGGAGATTACTTAACTGAAAATGATTTTGCTGTACTAAAAACAATGATGGCTAAATACAGTCTAAGAGATATAGATTTAGAACAGACACATATTTCTGTTTTTCCTGACAGAATCTTTGCAGGATGTACTAATTTGGAACGCATCAAATTACCCAAATATTTAACTGATACAGGTTGGTACGCTTTTCAAAATTGTATAAATTTATCTCAGATAGAGCTACCCGTATCTGTAAAGAATATTAGAAATTCATTCAGAGGATGTGCTTCTTTAACTTCAATAACATTTGGAAGACGATTAGAGTCAATATCTGGAAATCAATCATTTTATCTTTGCCGTAATTTGAAGGAGATTCATTGTAAAAGTAGTATTCCTCCCTCTTTAGATTTTGAATCATTTGTTGGACAATATGAAAATTCTATTCTATATGTACCAAAAGGATGTAAACGAGATTATATGTTTGCTAATGGCTGGTTAAATTTCAAGAATATTCAAGAAGAATATGTAGAACCTGCTAATACTTTGAAAATAAATATAAAGGGTGGCACATTTATTTGGTGGCTTTATCCAAGTTATGATGGTAAAGGAGGAAATATCGTACAGACTATTTATCCAGATGAGGACTGTTCTATTGAAGTAGAGGAAAACGAAACAGTTTGTTTCCACATTGCAGAAGAACAAAATTTCTTTAATAGTTGGCAGATTGATACTGTCCGTCTGAATGGAACTGATATTACTTCGCAAGTAACAGATGATAATATGTTATATCTGAATATCAACAAAAATTCAATATTAGAAATCATTATGAAAGATCAGAAAGCAACAGCAAATGAAGATATAGAAATAATTAATCATTCTGTAAAAACAACAACAAACGGAGTACAAATTAATACAATAAAACTGTCAAAAATAAGAATTTATACAATTACTGGAGAATTTCTAAAATCAGACTTATTCTGTGGCACAAAGGAATATTTATTACCAAAAGGGATTTATATCATTCAAATTGATAATAATAGCCAAAAAGTAATTATTCAATAATATATTATAGATAAAAATTGCTTCAGTAAAGTAAAATGGTAATGACGTTACTTTACTGAAGCAATTTATTTAATAATATTACAAATCTAAATTCAAATAATACATAGCTTGTTTTGTCTGGAAACAATGCGTATAACTTTCACGAGAAAGTGAATTAGACCCAAAACGATCTTTATCAAATCTAGGATTTTTTACAATAATAATTTTCTCCCAAATATCCTTTCTATCAATGGCTTTTACCACATAAAAATATCTATTATCTAATACCTTTACTGAAATATCAATGCAATGTTTTTCACTAGAACCAAGCTGAAAAACTGTAGCAATACTACTAAAAACTATATCTTCCATAACTATTTGATTTTAGATTATATTGCAAACATACAAAAAAAGCCTAACAGAATCAACTGCTAGGCTTCTTTTTTAATACTTCCATACTTTACCATCATTTACTTTGGAGTAGTAAATATGGTTATATAGCGTAACTTTAATAGTATCAGTTTTGTTTACTGTGTGAGTAGTATTGTTTCCTTCTATATCTACTTTATACTTATGTTCTATGATATATTCTGTAACATCTTCGCCATAGTGAGCTTTTTTTAATATCTTATGTGATTGATATTCATAATTTTCGTGAACTACATCTAATTCACCAACTGTAGGAAGAACAGGGATTCTATCAGGTTCGTAATATTCAATTAATGCACTTTTGATTCTACCATCTACAGAATTATCTACTTCGCAGCCAGTTAATACGGCTACCATTATTGCTATAATAAATAATAGTTTCTTCATTTTACTTGTTTATTTGTTTCCACTTATCACCATCTTTCTTAAATATCTGTGCATATCTGACTGGTATTTCATAAAACTTCTTCCATCTTTTACCTGTATCAATGGCAGTAGTACTATTAACGTATCTACTAGTAAGTTTACAGTTACTTGCATTAATATATTTGAGATCATACAAGTAAATTAGATCACTGCCAAATATATTTACATAGATTCCATTACTACAGGAATTATCTATTTTGGCTTTTGTCAGGTTCATATACTTATCTATCTGCATTAGATGGGATGGATAATCAGCATATCTTCTATCTCTGGTTTTAATTTCCACTACTATCTTTTTATCTTTCAACTCAAAGAATCCATCCACAAAATTATATCTATCATTAGTTGGATTCCAGTTTTTTGCAGTTCTTGACTGCTTTAATAGGCTTTCAAATATTCTTCTACCTTCATTTTCTGATTCTTGAAATTTATCCATTAAGCCAGTAATTATTTACCAGCCTGTTTACTACTGCAACGTGGGCAGTCTAAAACATCATACAGATAATAGCCATAGTTCTATATCTGCTTACATTATCATTCACATAGCCATTAACATTACAGGCTTTATTTATAACTTAGTATCTTTTAAATGATTCTTTAAAATACAGACCATCTAAAAGAGAATCTGCCAAATTATTCTGGCTTATTCTCTGTTTCTTCTTTAGATGGTTGATTTTGAATATCTACCTGAATTGTATTAATCAGGTTTACAACTTCATTGTAAGGCTGTGTAGCCAAATAATTCAGGATTTGCTGTAGTGTTTTGGTTGATAAGGTTATTGATTCCATATAATTAAAGTTTTAAGTTTAGTTTTGGCGAATCTAACTAGTATGCTGTATCTCAATTTTCTATAGTACAAAGATACTAAGTTGTTGGCAGCCATAAAAACAAATTATCAGAAATCTTGATATTTGTTACTATGCTTCATTTTTGTAAATATTCTTTGGTCTGAAACAAGTAAAAGAGAATAATAATTACTTAAATATGATTTTACTTCTTGCAATTATATATCCAGCAACTTTTTTACCGTCTATCCTCTTACTGGCTGCATCAATTTCAAACCATTTATCCAAATCCGTAGCTTTAGCCGTTTCTTTCTTTCCAACTAATTCATAAGTCTTTTTAAGCAATTCCTTTGCCTTCTTTGCAGGAATAAATTCGCCAATATGAATATCTTCTTTGATTATCTTGAATATCTTATTATCTAAACTCTTATAGTCATTAGTAACCAGCAATTCATTTTTAATTGCCTTCTGCACATATTTTAGGCGTTTTACAGCCTCATCCCCTAACTTATGATATGCTGGTATCAATAAAGGAAACTGTTTCTCTAATTCTTCTATTTTAGGTGAAACAACTAAACTCTCTTTTAATTGGCTGTACTCTTTATATGCTTCCTCAAATGTAAGTTTCATACCTTTCTTTCTTATTATTTCATTATCTACCAATTCCCAATTAACAGAAGTATGTAATATCCCATTAAAATCATATCCTTTTGCTATTTGTAACCCACTGGAATATATCACTTTATTTACTTGGTAGTTGTATAACTCCAGTTTGGGAAGAATATCATTCACCTTATAAGCATCATTTTTCTTATCGTATGAAATATACATATCATTTACTTTGTCTTTTAATTTATCTCTTAAATGATCCTTTACTATATCTGGTGCAGTATTGAACATATTTGCTGTTTCTTTAGCTGCTTCCAATTCTTTTTCTGTCCTCTCTTTCATTTCTTCGTAACTTAAACTAAGAGTATCCAGTTGAGTATTGAATATATGTACAATTAAGTTTCTAAAAGGATTTGTTTTTGTTCTGATCCTACCAGCTATCTGGGGAATATCAGTATCTATAGCAGCTAAAGTATGTGGGTTGGAAGTAGAACTGACAACAAATGACATTGCAGTATCACTAAAGTAATCCACACCTTCAAAACCTTTGCAAGTAATGAATGTGAACATCTTATTATCACTGATACTGTTACTTATTTTAAAACCTTCTAATTTACTTCTGTTTGATTCGGTATCAGCACATATAATTCTTACTTCATTATTTGCCAAATCACAATGATCTAAAATAGCCTTTATATCTGTTACTGAGTTAATAAAGAAAAATGCTTCATAACTCTTTTTACCGTTTATCTCTATATATCCGTCCCTTTTATAAGCCTTGATATAATTTGAAGCCTTTTGATATGGATGATTGGTTTTTTCTAATGATACAATTAAAGTATCTGTATAACTCCAGTCTGCAACAATAACAGGCACACCATTTAAACAGGAAGGACTAAATTCAGCCTGTATAGGTGTTGCTGACATAAAGCAGAATGATTTATACTGTTTGAAGCTGTCTAATACTCCATCTATTGCAGTATCTCTATAACTATATGCTTTCAACAAGCAATGATATTCATCCACCAGTAACCTAAAATCAGCAGGATTCAGATATTCAGCCAATTTAGCCAGTTTATCATAAGTACAAATGATCTTCTTAACTCCATCTTTCTTTAAATACTTCTTTAGCTTACTTTTTAGGCTGTTGGTAAATTCGCCAAATAAACCGAACAAGTTCTTATTATCTGATTCACCTGCTTCTGCCTTACCAATCTTATTTACTATTAATTCTTTAGTAGGTACTGCTATAACATAGTTTTCACTGTTAGTAATGGCAATAGTAGTACCACCACAACCAGTAATAACTTTATTGAATATACAATTATGTGGAAGATCTTCTAAATGTAAATATCCATCTGTAGAATTAATTTTTAGTGTATTTGCTTGATTCTTCATTTTATGTATTGATTTTGACGTAAAAAAAAGTTCCATCTATCTAAGTGGGTAAAATCTAGTGTTTATAAGCATCTGGAATATTATTAGTGCCATTGGAATAAAATTTTGAAGGCTAGTCTTATATACGGAATCTGAAAAAAAAATTCCAATCGAAATAAAATAAAACCAGATTCACATCTGGTCTTATTCTTATCAAATTCACTCACACAAACGTACTTTTATGGCTTAAAGTGTATTTCTAGTAGAAGTTATGACAATACTTCTTGGACTTATTTAATATACACAAAGATACTGCTTTTTTTCGTGACTGTCAAGTAAATTTCAAAGAATCTAAATATGTAACTATATGTATATCTGATGTTTATATTTTACATCTAAGGCTTGATCAGAGGTGTATTTTTAAGGTAAAACCATCTAAAAGAAGAATGATTTTATCACTCCAAATCAAATCGGCTGGAATAAGATAATTCTAGAAAAATAATCGAATTAAATCGGCATCTTCTTCTTTAAATGGTCTAACCCTAAAATCACATCTGAAATTACTTATTATGTATCTTCTGGTGACACTCTTTACAAAGTGACATTAAATTACTAGAATCAAACGCCAACCATTTTCTTTTAAGAGGATCATTTGTTGTCATAAAGCTAATAATGTGATGAACGTCAACAGCAGGAACTACTTTATCTTCTTTTAGACATAGTTCACATAACGGATGCTGCTGTAAATATGAAAGCCTTAATTTTCTCCATCTGGTAGAAGTATATACTTCATTACGTTCTTCACGCTTAATAGAGGTCTGCTTTATTCTCTCTGGCTTCTTTAGATAAGGCATTTGTTTGTATTCCTTTTAGTTGTTTATTATCCATCTGTAATTGATACCGTACCATTTTAAGACGGTATTCTATCTGCTTAACTACATTATCTTCTATTCCATCTGATATTACCTTTAGCAAGGTATTATGAAATATATCTTCATCTGTCTGACTTAACTGCAAGTTGGTTGTATTACCTATAAATTTGGATCTTAAACGGTTGTAATTATCTGAAATATCTTTGGCTATTGAAGGTTTGATCTCTGAAATCTGGTAATTGTATTTATGATGGCTATGTTCTCTTTTAGATGGTTCTAGGATAGAATTAAATTCTTCTTCTGTTATATGTAGTAATTTACAAGTATCTTTGATACCATAGTCATATAGATATTGCAGCAACACTTCTTTACTGGGCTTTAATTTCTTCATAGTATTTGTCTAACAGTTCTTCATTCTTAGCAAAGAAATCTCTTAGTATCATTCTTATTATCTGGGCTTTTGGAGTATTAGTAGCTTTATTCATAATATCTATGTTCAATGCAGTTTCACCATCTAGGCGAACTGTAATTCTTTCTGACATACTTTCCTTCATATAAACTGTGATTTTTAATGTTAATGTATTGGCTTTTAATCATATACAAAGATACGGATATTTTACAGCAAGAACAAGTAAAATGCTAATAATCAAATAATTGACTGCCAATAGACTGGTTAGTATTTGAAAGTTTGAAAGATAAATGAGCAGACACAGATACGAATGGATATGTACACTTAAAATAAGAATTTAATTATGATAGACTACAAAGCACCGTCTGACGTATGTAAAGAAGCAAAAGAATATATGAAAACCGTATTAGCCAGACTGGAAGAATCTGGAGTACTGGAAAATGTAGATGTAGCAGCGTTAGATATGTTGGCAAGAAATTACAGTATGTTTATTAATGCTTCCAAGCAAGTAGAAAGAGAGGGAGCAACAATTGAAAATAGACAGGGTAACATTGTAAAGCATCCTGCTGTAACCATTGCCAAAGATGCACAAATACAGGCAGTAAAAATTATGCAGGAGTTTGGACTTACCGCCAAATCCAGAACCAAATTGCCTAAACTGGATAAAGAAAAAGAAGAAGATTCACCACTGGAGAAATTTGTAAAGACTGCAAAGGAAGTTAGATAATGAAACCTTATTACGAATATGTAGATAAGGTTTTAAATGGAAGTATTGTTGTTGGTGAGTATATAAAATTAGCTTGTGAAAGGTTCCAGAATGATTTACAAAGGGAAGATCTGGAGTTTAGAGAAGAAAAAGTAGATCTGGCTATCCAATTCATTTCTACTTTGACACATTACACAGGTAAGCATTCTGGAAAGCCTTTTATATTGGAAGGATGGCAGCAGTTCATAGTAGCCAACATAGTAGGCTGGTATTGGAAGGATTCAGGTACTAGACGATATACCAGCAGTTATATTGAAGTATCAAGAAAGCAGGGAAAAACGGCTTTAGCTGCTGCACTATGCTTGTATTATCTAATTGCTGATGGTGAAGATGGCGCAGAAGTATTATTGGCTGCAAACAGTAAGGAACAGGCTAAAATTGCATTCGATATGTGCAGCAAGTTCAGTAAAGGCTTAGATCCAAAAGGAAAGTATCTTACTGCTTACAGGGCTGATATTTTATTCAGCCTTACTAGTTCCAAATTGAAAGTATTGGCTGCTGATGATAGCAAACTGGATGGTTTTAACGCTAGCTTTGGTTTACTCGATGAATATCACGCAGCAGCCAACAGCAAGGTTAGAGATGTAATTAAATCCAGTATGGGGATGCGCGAGAATCCACATCTTTGTACCATTACAACTGCTGGATTTGACAAGTCTTTACCCTGTTATCAACTAAGAACAGTAGCTATAGAAGTACTAAACCATCTAAAGGAAGATGACAGTATGTTTATAGCCATTTATTGTTTGGATGAAGGCGATAAATGGGACAGTGAAAAGAACTGGTGTAAATGTGCTCCAAACTTAGGAATCACTGTTACTAAGAAATATATCAGGGAGCAAGTTAAACAGGCAAAGAATAATCCTAGTGATGAAGTTGGAGTTAAAACAAAGACATTGAATATCTGGTGTGATTCTGCAACTGTATGGATTCCAGAGGACTATATAGTAAAGTGCAGTGATGTAGTGGATCTTTCTTCTTTAAATGGTCTGGACTGCTATATAGGTGTGGATTTGGGAGCAACAAGCGATTTAACGGCTGCATCCTTCTTAGTTGTTGATGGCGAAAAATATTACTTCAAAACACATTATTATTTGCCAGAAGCAGCTTTGGAAGAAAAGGCTGATAAAGAACTTTACAAGTTATGGAAGCGGTTGGGACTGCTTACAGTAACACCTGGAAACGTTACGGATTATGACTACATAACTACTGATATTCTGAAATACAGAGAAGTCGTTAATATAATATCTGTCAGCTACGATAAATTCAATGCTACACAATGGGCAATTAATGCAACTGAACAAGGTTTGCCCTTAGAAGAATATTCACAGACTTTAGGCAATTTCAACAGACCTACCAAAGAACTGGAAAGGCTTATATTGTCAGGAAAAGCAGTAATAGACAATAACGACATTACTAGAAATTGCTTTAGGAATGTAGTTCTGAAATCTGACTATTGTGGCAATGTAAAGCCGGTAAAATCACAGGATAAAAAGAAAATTGATGGTGTGATTGCTATGATACAGGCATTAGGCGGTTATCTGCTGACACCACATTATACCAATACGATATTTACAATATAAAACCTTAATTGATGGGATTTTTTGATTTATTTAAAAAGAAAGAGCCACAAGAAGAAAGAAGCTATACACCTTATGGACTTAATAGTCTGGTATATAATACAAATTCCAGCTACAGGACTGATAAATCTATGCTTCTTTCCACTGTCTACAGGTGTGTAGATGTAATTGGTGATTCAGTGGCACAATTACCATTAGAGCCATATAAGATTGACAAGGACGGATATAAAAGAAAGTATCTGGAACATCCCACTTACTACCTGCTGAACAAAGAGCCAAACAGCCAGATGAGCAGGTTTACTTTTATGAAAACATTGATTACCTCTGTCCTTTTAAATGGTAATGGTTACGCTTTAATTGAAAGAGATGCCAAAGGTGATGCAGTAAGTTTGAAGCTGATTCCTTCTGAATTGGTCACTATATCAAAAGTTGATCCTTTAAAGAACAAGATAATGTATAATGTTACTGGCATTAAACAACTGGTAGAACCTGTTAATATGATTCATATACTGAATTTCAGCTATGATGGCATTACAGGAATCAGTACATTACAACACGCCAGAAATACTTTGGGACTGGCTACAGACAGTGAAGCACACGCAGAGGGGTTCTTTAAAGGCGGTGCAAATCTGGCTGGAATTATCAAAGTACAATCCAGCTTAACGCCAAAACAGCAATTGGATATTAAGGAGAGTTGGCAAAGTACATTCAGCCCTATGACTGGTACGCCAAATGGTGTAGCCGTATTACAGGGAAATATGGACTTCCAACCAATTACAGTCAGTCCTAGTGATGCACAATTATTAGAAACCAGACAATTTAATGTAATTGACATTTGCAGGTTCTTTGGAGTATCACCAGTAAAGGCATTTGACCTTAGTAAATCCAGCTACAGTACGGTAGAAGCAACTCAATTAGCTTTCCTTACTGATACGTTATCACCTTTATTAGAGAAAATAGAACTGGAGTTTGAACGTAAACTATACAAACCTTCTGAAAAGAACAGCATAGATGTAAGATTCGATACGTCTGTATTACTTAGGGCAGATAAAGCCAGTTTAGCTACATATTACCAGACCTTGTTTAATATTGGTGTAGTCAGTCCTAATGAAATAAGAAAGCAATTGGATTTAGAACCTTTGGAAAATGGGGATAAGTCATTTGTACAAGTAAATGTAATGACTTTAGATAATGCAGTTAATAATTTACCTTCTAATAATGCTATAAAGAATGATACAGAAAATATATAAAGGCAGTGATATAATGGTTGCATTGTCATTGAAGGATGCAGAAGGTACACCCTATAGAATAAGTACTACTAATGAGTTTACTATAAGGTTCTTTACTACTGATCCTGATACATATATAGAAGGTAGTTATTCTGCTGGTAAATATACTGGAATCATAGCAGAAGAAGATACTGATTACATTGCTTTGAATGCTTTGGATTTAGAAAAGCTGGAAGATGGAGTACTAAGTTATGTGTACCATATCAGAGTTACCAATAGTAATTTTAAAGATGGCTTCTATGATGAAGTAATAAAAGGACAGACTAATTTATACTTAAAATCTAAATGCTTATGTATAAAGTAGAAATAACCAATAACAATAAATATGAATTGGAATTGGACAGGGCTAATGTAGTAGTTGGTTCTGGTGGGACTGTAGTACCTGTTTGGGGTACTATTATAGGTGATATTACCCAACAAAAGGATTTACAGGAGGAACTGACAGGTATTAAAGAATCAATTCCAGACCTTACACAAGTAAATGAAGATATAGCCAATTTGGAATCTGTTAAGGCTAATAAGTCTGAAATTCCTGATGTTACAGGTTTGGCTACAAAGGAAGATCTTAAAAGTAGGGTTACAATGAGTTATCTAGGTGCTAATTACTATAAGAAGGCAGAAATAGATAAAAAATTAGATGCTATTACTAGTGGTGAAGCCGATTTAAGTAATTATTATACCAAAGAAGAAACTTATAGCAGGAAAGAAATAGATGAAATGATGCCAACACAGGAATGGACAGATGTTTGAACTAAAATTGACTAAGCTATGAAAGAACAACGAAACTGTAACTATGAATTAAGATCTGAATCCAGAACGGTAGAAGGATATGCTTTGGTATTCGATAAAGAATCCAGAGATCTAGGTGGATTCATTGAAATAATAGATCCTTCTTCTTTAGATGGTGTGATTGAGAAATCAGATATATTATGCCTGTTAAATCATAATGAAGATAAAGGGGTATTAGCCAGAAGTAAATTTGGTGTTGGTTCTCTATCTTTACTTGTAGATGAAACAGGATTGAAGTACAGATTTGAAGCACCAGATACCGCACTGGGGAATGAATTGCTGGAAGGGCTTAAAAGAGGTGATATTACTACTTCTTCTTTTGCCTTTACCATTGATAGTGACAAATGGGAAAAGAGAGCAGACGGTAAATATCTAAGACGAATCACCAAATTCAAAGAATTATTTGATGTTTCCCCTGTGTACAAAGAAGCCTATCCAGATACCAGCGTAGCCTGTAGAAAGATGCAGGAACTGAACACAGAGGAATTAAAGGAATATTATCAAAACCTTAGAGAAGGACTATAATGGACACTTTGACTTTGATAGACCAAAAGGAACAATTAAGAAAGAAGGCAGAGGAATTGATTACCAATGCTGAAAAGGAAATTAGAAAGTTGAATGATGGAGAAGCTACAGAGTTAAACCATCTAAAGAAAGAGATTGCAAGTATTGACAGCCAGATAAAAGGTATAGAAGAAGAGAATAAAAGAAATTACAAACCACAAATCAATAAAAAGACTATGGAAAAATTTTCATTGCTTAAAGCTATCAATGATGTAGCTAATAACAGACAATTAGATGAAAGAGCCTTAGAAGTAGTAACAGCTGGTCAGAATGAAATGAGAAAGGCTGGACAATCTTATGCTGGACAAATTGTATTGCCTATCGAGGAAAGAGCAAATATTCAGGCTACTGTTGCAACTGCTGGACAGGAAAATGTTGCAGAGGATAAATTAGGAATCCTAGAACCTCTAAGAGCCAATTTAGTATTAGTACAGGCTGGTGCTTCTTATATGACTGGCTTAATTGGAAATGTATCTATTCCAGTTTATTCTGGATCTAATGTAGGTTGGGCTGGTGAAGTTGCTGCTGCTACTGATGGCGCAGGTAAATTCAGTGAAGTAAACTTAGAGCCTAAACGCCTTACTGCTTATATTGATGTTTCAAAACAGTTCCTTATTCAGGATTCCAACAGTGCAGAAGAAATGTTGAAAAGAGATATTGTTGCTGCTATTTCAAATAAACTGGAAGCTACTATTTTAGGTAATGCTGCTGGTTCTGCTACACAACCTGCTGGTTTGTTAAATGGTGTAACTGCTGACACTGCTGCTATAACTTATGCCGACTTTGTAAATATGGAAGCTACATTAGGCGAAAAGAATGTAAGAGGTGATATTAAGTTTATCGTATCTCCATCTGCCAAGGCAGTATTAAAGTCTACAGCAAAGAATCAAAATTCTTTCATTATGGAAGGTAATGAGGTAAACGGTTATCCAGTCCTTTGTACATCTGCTGTAGCTGGAAAAGGTATTGTTTACGGTAACTTCAGTGATCTGGTTATTGGACAATGGGGAGGTATCGACTTGACTGTAGATCCATATACACAGGCAGCTAACGGTAAAGTAAGACTGGTTATCAATGCTTACTTTGATGCCAAACCCAGACGTGCTGATTCTTTCGTAAAGAAAGTGTTGAAAGCGTAACCTTAACTTATGAATAAGCTATGTATGTAACTTTATGTGAAGCAAAGAAACATCTGTTGGTTGATAATTCATTTAAAGATGATGATGAATACATACTAGCTTTAATAGATATAGCAGAAGATGCTGTTTCAATTAATATAAATATTCCATTGGACAGCATTACAGTAGGTGGTGAATTACCGCCTGCTGTAAAAGCTGCTATACTTTTATTAGTTGGTAACTTATACGCTAACAGAGAACCTGTAGCCTATACTGCTGTAAATAAAGTGCCTTACACTTTTGATTACCTAATTTCCTTATATAAAAACTATTCCACAAAGTAATGAGGGCAGGACTATTAACCGATCCTGTAACCTTTAGAAAGGCAACCATTACAAAGAACCAATACGGACAGGAAGAAACAGATTGGATTGATTGCATATCAACAAGGGCAAATGTAAGGTTCAATTCAGGTAACAGGGTTACAGAAAACAATGAAATCATTAATACCTATACAGTAACATTTACTGTAAGAAGGTATCATAACATAGATGAATTTATGAGGATTCTTTGGAAGGGCAAAACTTACAGAATCCTGTCCATAGAGGATAATAACGAAGATAGGACAAAACAATCTATTACTATTATTGGAGAACTGATAAATGAATAATGTGGATGCAAGGCAAGTCCTACAGATGTTTGCTGTACTGGATAGCAAGAGACAGAAGAAAGCACATAGGACTGCACTTAGAAAAGCTACAGGCATATTGGTTAGAGAAACCAGAAAAAATTTCAGGAAGGTAGTAAAGAATCCCAATGCCAGAAACAGGTGGAACGGAAAAACCTTTTCTTCTGGAATCAAATCTAAGGTCAATAAGGAAGCCACAGAGGGTAAAGTACATATTATGGGAGACTTTAGATTAAAGTTCTTTGAAATGGGAACTAAGACACGTTACAAGAAACGGACTAAGGGCAGACCATCTACAGGTAGTATAAAAGCCTCTTATTTCTTTAAAAAAGCCAGAGAAGCCAAAGAATCAGAAATCAGTAATAGTATGAATGACATAATAACCAAATCTATACTAAGGGTAAATGGACAGTTTAAAGGTAGGTAAAGAAATCTATTCTCTTTTAAATGGTAATGATTCTCTTACTGGGGTAGTAGGCAGTAAGATCTACCCTATTATAGTAGAAAAGGAAACTACATATCCATTTATAGTATATAAGAGAAGTAATATTATTCCTAGCTATACTAAGGACTTCCATTTCAAGGATGAAGTAATAATTGACATTATATGTGTGTCTGATGATTATTCTGAATCCGTTGATATAGCCAGTATGGTAAGGGATATTCTGGAAGATAAAAGATTTGCTGATATAGAAAGCATCAAACTGGAATCTGCTGATGAAGATTTTATAGATGATGCTTACGTACAGACATTAAGTTTTAATTTAATAATAACAAAATAACTATGGGAAAGCCGATTAACGGTAGTGATTTGATGTTATTCATTGATTCTACTGGAGAAGGAACAGCATTTAAATCAATAGCATTTGCAACTAGTCACAGTTTATCAATTTCTGCTGAAACAGTTGAAACAAGTTCTAAAGATACTGGTGGAAAATGGGTGTCTAAAGCACCTAGAAAGCTAAGTTGGACTATGAGTACAGAAAATCTTTACTCTTTAGATGGTGAAGGTTCTACTTATGATGATCTTTTTACTGCTATGACAGAAAGAAAAGAATTAAGTGTAGTTTTCAGCTTAGAAAAAGAATATGCAGCAAAGAAAGATGAAGTTCCTGAAGGTGGATGGACACCTGTAACCACTGGACAATATAAAGGGAAAGTAGTAATTACCAGTCTGGAACTTAACGCACCGAATGGAGATAATGCAACATTTACAGCTTCTTTTGAAGGAGTTGGAGCACTGACTAAAACAGCATAATATAAAGCCTTTATATCTCTGTTATAGAGGTGTAAGGGCTTTTTTATATCAACAGAATTATGGAAATAACAATTAAAGACAAGACATATAAAGTAAAGTACAGCATTAGGGCAATGTTCGTATTTGAAAAACTGACTGGCAAATTATTCAAACTGGAAAGCCTGATGGACTTTTATATATTCTACTATTCTATGATACTGGCAGGAAATCCAGAATGTACATTGCTGTTTGACGATTTTATAGATGAATGTGATTTGAATCCTGTTTTGGTGGCTGATATTCAGAATTTCCTTAATGCGCAATTTCAAAAGCAAGGGCAACTGGAACCATCTAAAGAAGAAGATACTTCAAAAAAAAAGTAATATCCATTTCAGAACTGTATAGTATCATTGTGGTAGAGTGTGGAATCCAGCCAGATTACTTTTTGGATAAAATGCAGTGGTATGAAGTGGATTCCTGTTTAAATGGTCTGGAGGGTAAAAACAAGAACGGTTGGGAACAAACCAGATTCCTTAGTTATATCACGGCACAAGTAAACAGCAGCAAGAAGTTAAAGCCTACTGATATTCTTTCCTTTAAATGGGATAAGCCAGAGGATACAGGCACATCTATTACTAGTGAAGATATACAGAGGTTGAAAGATAAGGCAAGTAAAACCTTAAAACTATTATAATATGGCTGATTTGATTACTAGGTTGCTGCTTAACACACAGCAATTTGATAATAATTTAGGCAAGTCAACAAAACAAATACAGGGATTCCAGCAAAAGATACAAGGCTTTTCCAGTGGTGCTGTCAGTGCCTTTACAAAATTTGCGGGGGTACTGGGCGTAGCTTATGGAGCTACAGAACTGCTACAGAAAGGACTTAACAGCAATGCCACTTTACAGGATAAATATAATTCTTTGATGCAGGCTGGATCTACTGTAACAGACCAATTCTTTACAGCCATCTATTCAGGGGACTGGACTGTATTCAATGATGGTATAGAAAAAGCCATTAAGAATGCAAAAGAATATGCAGATACCTATAGGAATGTACAAAGGATGCTGGAAACTACAAGCATCAAATTTGAACAAACGGATGCAAGGAAAACACAGTTGGAAGCCATTATAGAAGATGATACCAAACCACTGGAGGAACGGAAGAAGGCACAGCAGGAGTTAGACCGTATATTGCTAATGGGTGTGGCTGATATTAGGGAAGCATCCCAAATAACAGAAAGGGAACTAAATAATATGTTGGCTGATCTGATTGGAGAAGCTCAATATATCACGACAGAGAATGCACAAAAACTGATTTTGGATATAAGGAACAAGTATTCAGAACTTAGAAAAGAACTGGATGCCTACAGGGAGATCAGAGACACAAAGAATCAGGTACTAAACCCTAATGCCTTCAAATACAGCGGTGACGAGTGGTATAAGATTAATCAGGACGCCACTAAGAAATATTATCAGGAATATACCAAAGACCAAAGAGCGTACTACGATGAATTACTAAGGCTGGCTGATAGAATGAATGATGAAACATTTAGTTCATTTCAAGGCTTGTTTGATAAACTGAATGATCTTAATGACAAGGCTGGTACTTGGGAAAAAGACAGGGCTGGTGCAAGGGATGAAATAGCTGGTATTAAAACTACTGCCAGTAAAAAAGAAATCATTCCAGCAGGTTCTGTTATGGAAATGCAGAAAAAGATTGCAGACCTTAGAAAGAAGTATGAAAATGCTGCTGATGAAGGAACTAGAGTAGGGTTTATGAAAGCCATCAAAGAAGCAGAAACAGAACTTAAAATGATGCAATTAAGGGCTGCTGGAACTTCTTTACTACCAACTGGAGAAATTAATAAGCCTGTTGGAAGGAATATTGCAGATGATGTAAAATCTGGATATATAAATATAAAGCCTATATCTACAGACAGTATTCAGGCTAATTATGATTATGCGGATTCTTTAGGTGCTATAGCTTCTATTATGGGATCTGTTACCAATATGACAAATGAAGGTGCTGCTGGTTGGCTGGCTTATGGTGCTAATATCCTTAGTAGTATCAGTGCTGCTATACCAATGATAACCAGTTTAACTACTGCTTTAACGGCTAAGGCTGCTGCTGAAGCTGCTGGTAGTGCTGCTGCTGTGCCTGTAGTAGGTTGGATTAATGCCGTTGCTGCTATTACGGCTATAATGTCTGCTATGGCTGCTGTACCAAAATTTGCTGATGGCGGTATCATTGGCGGTAATTCCTTCATTGGCGATAATATGATAGCCAGAGTAAACAGCGGTGAAATGATTCTGAACAACAGACAGCAAAGGAATCTGTTTAACCTTTTAGATGGTAAAGGTGGAACTTCTGTTAATGCTGGAGGAGAGGTTAAACTAAGGATTGAGGGTAGAGATTTAGTAGGGGTTATTAATTCTCAAACAAGTAAGACAAGTAAATACAAGTAATATGTACAACCTTATATATACAATGCCATTTACTAATGTAGATGGTGAAGCCTTAACTGTACAAATACTAGAAGATGGTGGAACTGGTTCACCTGTAGAACTTACAGGTGGCACACCACCATTTATAGTAGATGTGAATGATGAAGATTTTTTATATACTCCAACCAGATTCAGCGGAGCTACATTAAAGTTAGTTGGAAGTGACTACTTACAGAAATTGTTTAGTACCCAATACCAGAAGTTCAAAGTTAATTTGGTAAAGGCAGGTTCTGTTATCTGGACTGGCTTTATAACTCCAGAATTATATTCACAGGATTATGATAACAGCTTGTTTGAATTGGAAATAGAATGTATATCAGCCCTATCTACTTTAGAGTACATAGACTTTAAGCAAGAAGGAGCTACTGTTTCCTTACTAGGTATTATTAAAAAGTGCATTACAGAAAGTAAAGGGGATTTTAGGGCAGTCTACATACCAAACGTCTATACTTCTTCTTTAGATGGTATAACTGTCAGTACTGCCAATTTCATAGATGAAGATGGCAAGGCTATGACTTTGAAAGAATGCTTGGAAGAAGTTTGCAAGTTCCTCAACTGGACTGTAACGGAATATGATGGTTGTATTTATTTTATTGATATGGACTATATAAAGGCTGGTAAAACCAGTTATACCAATATACTTACCAGTACTACTACTACCCTATCTTCTACTATAAATCTAAGGGATATACCATCTAAAGGAAACAGTAACCTATTATCCATATTAGGAGGATACAATAAGGCTATAGTAATTGATAGTGACTATGAAGTAGATTCTGACATATTATATCCAGAACTGGAATTGAATCTGTCAGGTGGAGAGTTGTTTAAATTTGAAAAGACAAAAGATGATACCATATATAAGAAGGAGTATTATAATTCCAATTTGGAATTATTCAATTATGTACTGTCCAATAATTCTTATACAACGTATGATAAGCCGTTTAATACGGACAAACAATCTGCTGGAGCAGTAGCAATGCGAAAAACAAGTTATGGTAAAACAGAAGCATTATCAAAATATAGCTGGCAGGAAATGATTGAGATAAAACAGAAATCTGCTATTATACTGGACAATAGTGCTCCCTATTATTTGTATAAAGACATATACCACAACGGGGAAGAGATCAAAAACGATCCTTTCATTCTTAATTATCCTGCAATCAAATGCAAGGGTAATGAATTGTCTTATCTGGTATTTGATCCAGATATAAAACTGTGTATCAACTTTGACATCTATCTGACTACCGATAAGGATGGATTTGAAGGGGACTTTAAGCCAACAGGACTTACTTCTGTTCCAAAATTGTTTATTCCAATGCAATTAAGGATAGGTGATCATTACTATAATGGCAGCAGTTGGGTAACGGATAGCAATACCATCTTCAAAGTATCAACAACTGCAACTCCAAACAATTATGTAAATACTTGGTTACAGGTTTATAATTACAATGATCCAGAACTGAATGTCCCAGATTTAAATGGCTATATTGTTTCATTTAAGAGCATTACAACTGGTGATATTGAATTGACAATATACAATCCTGCTATAAATCCTTATAGTACTCCAGTATTTGAAAATCCAATCGAATCCTTTTTTATACGGAATATTGAAATATCAACTCAAAGGGTAAATGCAAGTAAATCCGATTCAACTAAACAAGATACAAAATATGAGAATGTTGTAAATGAAGGATTCATTAATGCTTTGGATGATATTGAATTTAAGATAACATCAAAGAATGAAAGCGAATTATCCTATAGTAAGGCTATGGATGGTAACAGTATATTGGACGTACTCACAAATAATATTGACAATAACAGCGAGAAGCCAGAAAAGCTACTGATCCAAAGGATCATTAACCAATACAAGCAGCCTAAAATAAAGCTGGTACAAGTTATAAAACCTGACATTCTGCCTTATTCTAAAGTAACAGACAGTTATTTGTCTGGCAAACAGTTTGTATTTACTGGTGGAAGAATCAATTATGAAGATAATAGTATAGAATGTAACCTTATAGAACTAAACTAATATGGATATAACAAGTAACAGGATACCTGCCACACCTAGAAGCAAATATGCCAGATACGGTAACAATAATGTATCTATAAGTGGCAGCAGTGGAGGTGCTAATATAGATACTTCCAACTTTGTCAGGTTAAGAGGGCAAACCAGCCAATCTATAGAAGGTGCAGTAGCAGCTACTGGAGAGATTATAGCTTACCAGACGAATCCAGAAGCAGGAGACTTTCAATTCCCTATTGCTTCCACTGATGCTTTAGGTACAATCAAAGTAGGTAACGGACTTAAAATAAATGAAGATGGTACTTTGTCTGTAGATGGTGAAATTGGGGGTGGAGGTGTAAGCAGTTGGGACGATCTTACAGATAAGCCAACTACATTTCCTTCTACTTGGGAACAGGTAACAGGAAAGCCAACTGAATTTATACCGTCTGCACATACACACGTAATGAATGACATTACGGATTTTAATGGAGTTACAACAGATACAGACCAAACAATTACAGGACAAAAGACTTTCAGTAAGGCAATATTAGGACAGGCAGATGTAGTGGCTTATGCTACAGGAAAACACGATATAACATTTCCTATTGCCAGTAAAACGGCTTTAGGTTGTATTAAAGTTGGAGAGAACTTAACCATTACAGAGGATGGTACACTGAATGCACAGGCTGGAGGCGGTATTACTTCTGTTACTTGGAGTGATGTGCAGGATAAGCCTATATTTTCCACAGTAGCCACTTCTGGAAGTTATACTGACTTATTGAATAAACCTACTATACCTACCAATAATAACCAACTTGCTAATGGAGCCGGTTATATTACAGGAGTTAATTTAGATATGTGGAATGCTGCTGCATCTTCTGTGGGCAATAAGACTATAGGTAATTCCAATAATGGAAATTATATAGATATTATAGAAGATTTAAGGGTAAAGCAAAACTGTACATTCAGCAAAACACCTAAAGTAGGTAATACTAATATTGCTTTAACAAGCGACTTGCATTCACATAGCAATAAAAACTATCTAGATGCAATTAACCAAAATTTATCTACAAGTTCAACACCATTATTTACAGGGGGAATAATTACAGGTGATAAGACTGATATTCATATTGAACATTCCAGAGGAAATAGCATAAATGGGAAAGACCAAAATAATAATGTGGCTAATCTTTATCTAAATTACAATAGTGCTTCTAATAATACTAAAATAGATAAAGATAATAATATTAGTACTTCTGGAGATATTGTTGCATATTCTACTGGAACAGGAACACAATCTCCATTTAAGTACTGGAAACCTTCCGTTTCTTCTTCTGGTGTACTAAGCTGGACTAATTCAACAAGTGAGGTTGTTCCTTCTTCTGTCAATATAAAAGGTACAAAAGGGGATAAGGGAGATAAAGGAGATAAAGGGGATACTGGTGCACAAGGTCCAAAGGGGGACAGAGGCGCAACAGGTCCACAAGGTCCAGCTGGACCTTCTTGGGGAGGCGGGACAATTATGAATGGTATTAAAATTAAATCAGATCCACCAGTATTATTTTGGGGTGATAATTGGAGAATACAATCAGGAACAGACTTAAATTTTTATCATTCAAAGTGGGCAGGAGCTTGTATGTACATATCTGGTTCAAATTATGGTAATGTAGAAATAAGAGGAACGTTAACCCAAAAGTCTGATATAAGATTAAAAACAATTCATTCTAAGTTATTTAATTGTTTGGATAAAATTAGTGTTTTAGATGTATTCCAATATAAATATAATGATTCTGATATAAATAGATGGAGAATTGGAATGTCAGCGCAACAAGTAATTAATGTTTTTCCTGAACTTATTTACACAGAATCAGACGGATTTTATTCAATGGACTATATTAGTTTATCCTCTATTGCCATACAATGTAATAAAGAACTACACCAACTAATTAAGGAGCAACAAGTAAAGATAAATGAATTGGAATCCAGATTAGTAAATTTAGAAACTAAAAACCATTTAAAGGATGAAGGAGCTAATTAGATGGTTAGCCAAAGTATTTAAGGCTGATATTACAGTAGAAAGGATTATTTATAAAGAAGTCTATAAGCCATTGGAAGATAAATTATCTGGCAGTATCTCTTTAGATGGTGATTTGTCTGTAGATGGAAGTATAGAAGCGACAAAAGATATAGTATGTTATAAGAGTAAAACCAATTAATTATGGCAAAGCTAGGAGCTACAAATATATCAATAATGGATGTCCGTAATATATTGGGCTATCCATCAACAGACTTAGGTACATTATGCACTTGCAATAATATAAACCCGTGGTCAAAATGGAAACCTATTCATTGTGCCAATACGCTTACACTCAATAATGAATTATTAAAAAGGAATAAGTATGGTATTGAAATCTTAGAGGCAAATAACCCTGGGGCACTTGTAAATTTGATTAAGCAAAATAATAATTCAGGGTATAAGTATGATAAGCCTAGAGGCGGCTCTTTCAGTCCTTATAGATTGGGAGACTTCCGTAATTATTACCATAACGCATTATTACCTGTATCAGCCTTTTATAAAGATGGAGACGAAATACATATTGGAGGTATAACATCATCCAATCACGGCAGTTATGAGGCAATTATAGAAGGAATGAAATTACCCGATTTAGAACCAGAAGAAAGTGATTACATATCACAAGGAATGCTATACGATTATCTCGATTATTCAGGAAATAAAATACCATTAAAGAAAGGAGTGTATTTTACAGATGGGACAAATGATTGTTGGTATAGTGGAAAAGCATACTACTGGACAACGGAATTTCAAAGATTTAGTGGTAAACAGGTTGAAGCCTATGAATTTTATACCAACGCGACAAGAACACCTAATGATTTGTGGGTAGCAGATGCAAAAGACAGGTTTTATGCACTTCCAGAACCTTATCATACAATTTCTGTTGACAAGAAAGTACCAGCAGGAAGTAGAAAGGTTTTAGTAATATGCCACCCTGAATTATCAACTGATCGCAGATCTGTTTCTTATACATTACAATTTAGTGCCGTTGGAGAAGTCTATAGAGGTGGTACAATATCAAATATCCATATTCGTATAGCGAAAGACTTAAAGGGTATAAATATGATAGACACTAAGAAAATTGCGGATAGCCTGACTATACAAGATGAAACAGAGTCATTAACTTATACAGGTACTCTTAGGAATCTTAATGGAGAAACAAGTATGTATGTACTTGTGTATTATGATAACGCGATACAATGGACAGGAGTACCGTTTATGGAAGTTGACCCACAAGCATAATATGACTAAGACAAGAATTAAAACAGAACTGGCTGCTGCTATAATATTGGTAATAGTTGGATGCTTTCTACTGATAGCAGCAATATATATTCCGCCTATAGGCATAATTCACCCGTCTGTACTGGTTGCATTTGGTGAGATAGCAGTATTTGCTGGTAGCCTATTTGGAATAGATTTACATTATAGACTGGAATTTAATAAGATAAAGGCAGAAGTTGGAGCAGATAAAATAGAAGATAAATAATTAGAGCCTGTTTACCTTTATATGGTGGACAGGCTTTTTTTGACTTCATACAAGTAAAAGGATAGACTTATAATATATTGCCGAATTTAGGAAACAAAATTGGCTATTTCTCTTACTTGTATAAATCCAACTTAATTTGGCATCTTTCCTTTTAGATGGTTTAATATTAGTGATATAGGTAAAATATACTAGTAATAAGGGTACTACTAATAATGGTAGTATATGTTAATATATAGTTAATATATATAAAACGGGGGGGGGTAAATCGGTATATACTATATTTGCATTCGCATTAACAAAGACACTTACTTTATCAGTAATATTGTCTAATTTCAAAATATTTTTTATTATGGAACAAACTGTTAATGCACAAAATTTTATTCAGGTAGTTTATTCAGATCGTCAAAAACAGTCTGATATATGTGGAAAGTGGTTTTCTCCTAAAGAATCTGGAAGCCAGCTTATTCATAAGGCAGAAAAGTATTTGGAAGCCTATAAAAAATACATTGAATATTTAGAAGCTGTTGTAAAGTTGAATCCTAATGATTTAGATTTAGAACTAAATCTTTCTAAATTTGACAAGGTATTGAGTAATGCTACTCCAGCTGTTAGGGATGCTCTTTTAGCAAAGTACCGTAATGAATAAAATTGGGGCTACCACTTCGGTGGTAGCCTTTTTTGTATTGATGTGTATGGAAGACAAATTAGTAGATACGATTAATTATTTTCAGTCTATTATTCTAAGCCAAGAAGGTCAAAAGTTATTTGATACGTTCGAAAATGGATCAGGTAGAATCATAGACGGTCAACTTATATTATTCAAGTTAAACAACAAACAACTTGCAATTATAAATGTAGGTGATAATTGGGTATCTATCAATTCTACTAAGGCTTGTGTAATTCCATTCCATTTTTTTAACCGATACAGAAAAAGATTCTTAACTAGACACTCATTAACTCCAGAACGCAACATTAGATGTTCTAAGGAAGATAGAATTACAGAAGTCATAGAAACATTACTAAACCTTAATCTATATTTTGCTATTCCAGACCCTAGTGATCCAAATGATAATATACTTAGTAATTACAATCAACCCTTATACTGGTGTGAATTTGGTATAATACCAGTTACTATGATAAGTAATAGTATTGCAAGATGTGAAACCTTTATTTCTTATGAGATGTTGACAGATAAGCAACGCTATGTCTGGAATTATTTAAATGATGCTATAAAATCTAGTAATAGTAGTAATAGCTAG